CTTATCCTTGACGGCGATCAAAAGAGCGGCATCTTTCGGATGAAGAGATTCGAGAAGACCGATAAAAAGGTTTTCGCGCTGATGCTTCTTGAGATCAGGACGATTACCGTAGAGATAAAGAGGCAGAGTACGTGCCTCTTTGTAGAGCCTTCCTTCTGTGTCAAGCAGCGAGCTTGGCGTATAAGGAGGAGCTCCTTCTGGCAACCACCATCCTACATTTGGATGGAAAGCCAGTTCAAGGATATAACGAAGGGTTTCACTGTCATACTGACGAAGGAGAGAAACCTTTGTCGGTACGTCCTTGGCTTCCTTGACAAGATCAAGGATTTCTGCTATCGCTAATGTTCTTTGCATATTAAAACTCATTAATGCTTTCTACAAGGAGTTTAAGTCGACGATCGATGAAGTAGTTAAAGAGCTTATCACGGCCTTTTCCTGCCTGCTCTTCGAACTGCACAAGCACTTCCTTCTTGATATCAGGAGGAATGAAGTTAAGATCGACCAACTGTTGATTACGAAGGTAGCCACGCAGCATCTTCTCGTCACAGAATTCCTTTGGATCTGCTGCTTCGAGCCACTGATCTAGCTTCTTCTGGCTGATAGGCTTCTGTCTTGCACCGACAACGAACGTGTCATCTGCTGACAAGAAGTTAGGAACACCGTCGCCTGTATCGCCGCGAATGATGTGTTCCTTGATGAACTTATCGACATCATTTGTCTTGCGCCACTTCTTCTGCACAGGATCAAACTGCTTTACGTTCATATAACACTGCAACTGAACGAAGTCCTTATCTCCTGAGAGAATCAGAATTGGTTCGTTCGTATTACCGTACGTCTGAGCGAGAGAACCGATGACATCATCAGCCTCTGCACCGTCAACGCGGATAACTCGATATGGGAAATAATCCTTTAGCTCGTCGCGAACCTTGTTCAGAGTCTCGAACACCGTAGTCCAATTGATCTCTGACTTCTCGCGATTCTTACGACGATTAGCTTTATAGTAAGGAAAGACTTGACGACGCCAGTTGTTGCCAGCATCGCATGCGATGATCATCTCACCGAACTCGTTCTTAAACTTTTGGTTATATGAACGAATCGAATTGAGAATCATATGCCGTAGAAGATCTTCTTCGATCTCGGCGTTGGTGTGGTTTCCAAGCTGAACCATCAGGTTGGAGATCATGACCTGTGAAAGGTCCATAATAATCATTTCAGTTTCTCACTCTTCATCTGGTAAAGTGTATGTGTACGCGATTGTACTATCTTCATTGTAACTAAACTCAAATATGCCGTCGACCATTTTATGGAACGGATGCTCAAGGTTATACTGCTTGTGCAGTAAAGACTTTGTGGCTTCCATTACCATAGCAACATCTTTTACATATTTATCGTCATTGATGTCTACACCGTAGGCACCGAAGATATGAATCAAATCAGGAATCATATCATTCATGACACCAGCTACATGCTCTTTCCGAGTTTGTGTAACTTTGTCAAGAATTTCGTCCAAGTTCTGAGGCGGAGCATCGTCACGCTTGAAACCTGGAAACAAGATTACGTTATCTGTCATTTAATAACCCTTAAGAGGATAGTGTCTTGATTGATTCGGCCATTTGGCTTGGACTCTACGGTCTTAATCTCGTCCATAAACTTGCGTAGGCTGACTTTACCAGCACCAAGCAACGCTTGAATAGAAACATCTGGTTTACGCAAGCTTTTGCTTGTAGAGGTTTCGACATCATAACCAATCAAGGTAGTGCCTTTGACTTGGATTCCAGCTGGACCACTCGAATCGTATCGAGCCAGCTTCTTGTATTTGGTGTTGTAAGCCCATAGCTGTGCACATCCTACGACCTCTGCTGGATGGACAGAGACAATCTTGAGTGAAGGCTCTTCCTTCTGGTATTTAAGGTTCTTGACCAGATCGACTGCAGACTTTGCTTTCTTCTCACGTGGCCTACGAACCTTGACAGCCTTCTTGTTATTTACATAACGGTCGATGTCATCAAAGAAACTCTGCCAAAAATTAATCCAAAACTTCTGACGCTTACCAAAGGCTTCTTTGACTTGCTCGTCGTCTGACATAATCTCGGTGTACTGAGGACGGTAGTAGTCAGCTACGATGCCGAGGATCTGTGCGTTCAGCTCGTTGGCTTGACAGAAAGTGTACATCGAGAACGCTTTGCCATCGATGACATTGTCGAGTTCTTCTTCGAGACTCGTAATGATGTAGTTGGCCTTCTCACGAATGCGAGCTTGAATGTCGATGACAGGCTTTGGAGCGTCTTCGACTTCTTCGACAACTTGTGTAGCTGCCGCAAGGAGATTCTTTACACTATCATTGAAGTAGTCGAGATTCTTTTGCGGCAGCTCATTGCCATTCAGGAGAATGCGTGCAACGTTACCAAGAGTCTTGGAAATCTTCCACTTTGGAAGCTTGCGTAGGAGAGCGAGCTGGTCCTTGGTATAATTCTTCTTGGCATACGTGAAGAACCAGTCGCGTGACTGATCATCAGATGCCATGTAGTTATACCAATTCAAGGCATTGCTATAGCCATCGATTACGATAGGCTCTGAGCCATAAGCTTTGTCATCGATAGACTTGATAGCCGAGCGAGAGATCTGTTTGGGTTTAGCTTTAACCTTAATGACCATGTTTACCTCTGTAGTTCCTTGTTTGTATTATTCAATCTACTACAGTTTTGATAATTTGTACATGCTTATTTTCACAGGTCGATTTTATAATTAAAACTTGGACCACCCTTTGGCGTGTATTGATCTGCATTTGGTTCCCAACCAGGAGTCCCAACGACTGGTTCCCACTTCTTGTCGACATGTTCCTTCTTGACGTATGACCACTTACGAGGAGTTCTTATGGCAATTTCCATTCCATACTCTAGCAACTGATTGTGCACAGCATCATGCTCGTACATCTCTACGTCGTCGAAGACGAAGACAGCGCCAGGATCTGACCGCTCGAGGAAGAATGCAATCTCAGCATCGAGAGCTTCGAGTGTATGAGGACCGTCGAAGTGGACTACGCTGTACTTATTGACAAGCTGCTTATAGTCTGCATAGACAGGAACACCGTCTGCATAACGATTGAAGAATTCTGTATCTTCGAGATTAAACATGTAGAAGTTGACGTTCTTCTGACGGCAGTACAGATACAAGTTGATCATGCAAATGTCGCGCATCTCATTCGTATAGTCGCAACGACCTTCCTTGAAGATCTCATCGCGATAGTACTCGATGTTGCCATAAGGATCGATACCAAAGACTGGCTTCTCAGGAGTTTGACCACTTCCTACGAGACCGTCGATGATCTTTTGTAGACCACCACCAAGACGGACACCAATCTCGACTGCTGCACCTTCTACACCCTTCGATCGAATGGCAGCGTCAGTGAGTACTTCATAGTTACCACTATCTGTGCCGAACTGGGCTGCGATCTGATGAATTGATACTGGTTGATTTGACATTATGTAACCTTACCTCTGTTTCTGATATATTTAGCAATCATATGCATAATAGCTTGATGAACGTCTTCTGCTGCCTCGTATTCTTGGATATCGACATGTAGAGAGATATCTGCGAGTTGAGCGCACTTATTATCTGGTGAAAAACCTGTCAAGGCAATAGTCTTCATTTTCAATGACTTAGCAGTCTCAATTGCCTTGACAACGTTTGGAGAATTACCACTCGAAGAGATGGCCACGAGTACGTCGCCTTCTTGTCCGAGTGCATCGAGCTGGAACGAGTAAACGTCGTCATAGGAGATGTCATTCGCCACGGCTGTCATCAGTGGAATATTTGCCGCCAAAGAAATAACTCTTGGGCGTAATCCACCTTTCTTACAACCTTTGGTATAGTCGCACGCCCAATGCTGAGCGATGGATGCAGATGCACCGTTACCGATAGTATAGATGTTGTTACGATGATTTGAAATGCTTGTCAGCCAAATTAGTTCGGCTGCTTTTTTAAATTCTTCATGATCGATACTTGCAAACCCAATATTAATTAGGCCCATATGATCAAATATAATGTCAGTCTCGATAGACAACTCTTGCTCCTTCATGTGCGATACCTACATCGAGGCATGTTCTGTCTGAAAATTCTCGGCGAATCATTTCTTTCGAATCTGTGATTGCTAGCATGTATCCTCCGCCTCCGGCTCCAAGCAATTTAGCCCCATAGGCACCAGCAGATTTGCACTTGTCGTACATAATATCTATATCACTACTGGAGATCTCAGCACTCATCTGCTTCTTGAGAATCCATGCAGAATCGAGCAATCGACCGTACTCAAATGGATTTACAAGTTGGGTACTTTGCATCTCTGCTATACGTGCAAGCTCACGAATTGTAAATTCTTTCGATTCAAAGTTGATATTGTCAAGGATCTTAGCTGCATGATGCTCTATGTTTGTAGGAATCAAGATCATATAGTTCTCGATTGCCATTGTATCCAAACGTTTTACATTCACACGACCACTATTCGAATACTCGATGTAGTTCATACCGCCGAATGTAGACGCAAACTGATCTTGCATGCCGATCTTCCAACCGCACATGTCAATTTCGATATTGCAAGCAGTCTTCGCAATAAGATAAGGATTTACGTATTCATAACCAAGATATGCTGACAAAGCTTTAATCAGAGCACAAGTAAAAGCAGACGATCCACCAAGACCGTTACCGATCGTGGGAATGTCTGCGAATGATGTGATCTCGATGTTGGATTTGATACCGAAGAACTTGAGTGCATTACGAACGATTTCATTCTGGATATCGTCTACGTCTGTAACGAGCTCTTGTTTCGAATAAGAAACTTTGATGTGGTCGTGTGGTGTGTGCATGACTGCTACATAGACATACTTGTCAATGGCAGTTGAGATGGTTGCTCCACCCCATTTTTCAAAGTGGGCGGGGATATCACTACCCCCGCCGAAAAAACTAACTCTGAGTGGTGCTTTGGCCAATATCACGGTTTTGTTCCTTTAACGAAGCAATGAGCCCCTTCCACTTGGGAATTACAGAATCCCAACCGAAACGAGTATCTGCGTAGGCTTTGACAAATGACAACATGTTAGTCATGTCATTTTGTTGCATGTTCTCGATAGCATACATCAGAGTGTGTGCAAAGATATTAGCATGCAGATTTGGATTCTCGTGATCGCCGTCATACTGAACAGTCAACCCGCCCGACGTGTCAGCCAAAGCAGAGAAGTTAGGATGAACCGCCAGACAACCAGCCGACATAGCTTCAATAAGTGACCTGCACGAAGTTTCCGGCCAGATACAAGGATATGCAAAGATGTGAGCTTTTTGATATGCGGCACGTACTGTCTCCTGATCTGCCCAGCCATGATAGTTAATTTGTGGATGATTACGACATGCTTCGAACAGCGGTTCGTATGCCTGATCACGACCTTCCCAACCTGGACCATAGATGCCGAATGAAGAGAAGACGTCTAGCTCGATGTTTGGATATTTATCGGCAAGAGCGATAAAAACAGGAACCAGAATCTCCAATCCACGATGAGGCGTGGACGTATAAATGAGACGTATCTTATCCTTTGGTTTGTCAACGAGTGGAATAGGCTCGATGCCTGTTTCGATAACTGTTGAATGATTGCTATATGGAACTCCAAGATAGTCACGATACTGTTGATACTGCCAGTTAGAGCTGAAGACCAACTTTTGGAAGCGAGCTCGAGAAGCTGGATCTTGAAGGTGTGAAGCCTCCGGATCGCCGGCAAGGTCGTGTAGATGATAGATCTTAATTCGGTTAGGATCAAGGTCGCGGACGCGAGCAGTGATAATTTGGATACCATCGAGTTCATCACTTGAAAGTCGGTGGAAGAGATTTCGAGTGGTAAGTTCTGTTCCACCATTCGATTCCTTGTTCAGTTCGTTCAGTTCAATCTTATCTTGATTATTCATTATTATTCCTTAGTAGCGTTCAGCAATTCCATATCTTCATCGTAAAAGAAGAACCCATCTCCAATTGCTTTATCATCGATCCAAACGTCGTATGATGGCTTTCCGAGACGGACTTCGTG